GAGATAATAGATGGCAAAACAAAAACTAGGAAAAGATTTTATGTTAAGTGGTACAGCTTGCTGGGCTCACACAGACAGCCCTGAGACATACGAGGGCAATGAAATTGGTTACTCTATCATGGTAAAGCTTGAGAGCGATGAGAAAACTGAAGCATTCAAGAACGCACTTGAAGAGCTCTTTAATGAAGCAGAGGCTCAATTAGACAAGAAAGTAAATCGTAAAGTACCTATCAACTTAGCAGTTAAAGAGGACAAAGAGTATGGTGAGTGCTTTAAAGCTAAAACAAAGCATGAATTTAAAGACCGAGTAACAGGTGAACTTGTCAAACGCACATTGCGTGTATTCGACAAATATGGCGACCCATTACCTAAAGGCACAAAGATTGGTAATGGCTCTAAAGTCAAAGTAAAAGTAACAGCAGATCCATACATCATGAGCTCTAAGAACTACGGCATTACACTACGCTTAAATGCAGTCATGGTAGAAGAACTTAAAGAGTACACTGGCGGTGGTTCTACAGCAGAAAGCTTCGGTTTTGAAGTAGCAGAAAAGCCTGACAATGACATCGACGATGAAGCAGTAGAGTGGTAACAAATGGCTAAGGGCTGGACTTTTAGTCGCTTAGGAGGCTTTAAAAAGCGTACCGACAAGAGTACTAGAAGTGGCTTTGAGAGCAAGGTAAAAGCTAACCTTGAGAAAGCTAAGGTACCCTTTGAGTATGAAACACTGAGGGTACCATACACGACCACTCACTACTATAAGCCTGACTTTATATTGACGAATGGAATTATTGTCGAAGCCAAAGGGCTATTCCTACCTGAGGACAGAAGTAAGCACTTAGCAATCAAGAAGCAACACCCTGAGCTAGACATTCGGTTTCTATTTATGAGAGACAACTATATCAGTAATAAGACAAAAGCTAATAAGTACAGTGATTGGTGCAAAAAGAATGACTTTAAGTATCATATCGGTACAGCAATACCTAAGAAATGGATAGAAGAGAAAGGAGGTAAAACGAATTAAAACATACGGAAAACTTAAAGAACGTAAAGAAACAAAATACATTAAAGTAACGCAGTACGCATTACACGACAAAGACCCTCAAGTAATCTTGAGAAACAGTCAAAAAGCAGGCTACCTGTTCTTCCCTCACCACTACTTAATCACAGCAGATGGGACAGTCAATAAGTTCCGACCTGAGGAAGCAGTAGCATTCGGTGAGATGGACAATTATGACACTACTATTAGTGTTCTATCTGACATCACTGAAGAAGCTCAAGCCAGCTTAGAAGTCGTGCTCAATGCGTTGCGAGAGCAATATAAAGGAGTTGAAGTCATTGAGTGATACACGAGACGAGCTAAAGGAATACGAGTGCATGATGGACAGAAAGCATAAAGCCATCACAGTATATGCTAAGCAAGTTAAGTACTTTGAAGTCGAGCTTGAGAATGTCTCAGAGAATGAAGCTATAGAGCAAGCAAAAACTCAGATTAATTGTCGAGACATAGAAGCAGACGATGAAGAAGTACTGATTGACGACATGGATATCCATGAATAGCACATCAGAAATTCTCAATGCTCATCTTCCGTGCCCTGATTGTGGCTCATCTGACGCACTCACAGAGTACACTGACGGACACACTTATTGCTTCTCTTGTGAAACACATCATAATCACAACGAGGGGAAGCCTAAGACAACTGACCACTCATTCATAAGTGATATGACATTAAAGCCTTTGAAAGCTAGAGGTATCACTGAGAGCACCTGTAGGAAATATCAGTACTACTATACGAACTACAAAGGACAGCCTTGCCAAGTCGCTAATTACTTTGATGAGTACGGAACTCTTGTCGGACAAAAGCTACGCTTTAAAGACAAGTCATTCGCTATCAAAGGAAAGCTCAGTACTACATTCTTTGGACAGCAACTATACAACAATGGAGTACGACTAATTATCACTGAGGGCGAGATTGATTGTCTAACAGTTAGCCAACTACTGGGAAATCAAGAGCCAGTGGTGAGTATTCCATGCGGAGTACAGAGTGCACGCAAGGTATTTGAAGCTAATCTAAAGTGGCTTGAGGGCTTCAATGAGGTAGTCGTAGTATTCGACAATGATGAGGCAGGACGCAAAGGAGCTCAAGATATAGAGGGCATTTTGTCTCCTGACAAGCTCCGTATAGCTACACTCAAGCAGTACAAAGATCCTAACGAGTATTACTTAGCGGACAAAGGTAATGAGCTTTTAGAAGCCTTAGAGAACGCTAAGAGAGTAACACCTGAAAACATTATCAATGCTAACACACTACTTGATGACCTCTTAGAAGAACCTGAAGAAGTAACTGGCTACGGACTTCCGTGGAATGTTAAAGCCGACAAAATGATACAAGGAGTACGCAAAGGTGAAATCACAATGCTAACTGCTGGTACTGGCATAGGTAAATCTACGATGATCCGAGAGCTAGGATACCACTTAGTCATGAAGCATGGCTTAAAGATAGGCTCAATGATGTTAGAGGAGAACGTCCTTAGGACTTCTAAAGGCTACATCGGTTTATACCTAAACAAGCCAATACACCTTAGTCGTAAAGGAATATCTAATGAGAAGTTTACAGAAGCCTTTACGAATACTTTAGGCACAGGCAATTTCATAATGTATAACCACTTTGGTAGTTTAGACAATAACTCAATACTAAAGGGAATACGCTACATGGCTGTAACTGAGAAGTGTGATTTTATTCTCATAGACCATATCAGTATAGCCGTAAGTGGCATTGAGAGTAACAATGAGCGAAAGCTAATTGATATACTTATGACACGCTTAAGACAGCTTTGTGAGGAGCTAGGAGTAGGACTTATCTGTATTTGTCATCTTAAACGAGGAGATGGCAAGAAGAGTGCTGAAGAGGGCGGAAGCATTTCTCTTGAGGACTTGCGAGGTAGCCAAGCAATAGCTCAGTTGTCGGACACAATTATAGCACTAGAGCGTAACCAACAAGCCGATAGCGACGTTAAGAAAAACCTAGTGCAAATTCGAGTATTAAAATGTCGACAAACAGGGGATACAGGAATAGGAGGAAAACTTTGGTTTAACAAAGAGAAGAACCGCCTAGAAGTTCCTGACGCAGACCTATTGAACGACATAGAAAGAGATGAAGAGGTACCTGAATTTTGACAAAAACTGATGAGTACATGGAGTGGCTAGAGTACAAAGTGCAGGAGGCTAAAGATGAAATGAAAGAAGCCTTATCGCACCTAGACCACGACAGAGCTCAGATTAAATATGTAACTCTATTGAAAACCTATAACAAAGCTAAGGAGTTATCACTATGAAAATTCCAGTGATGGGTAAAGGAGTAACACTAACAGAACTACCTAATGAAATTGCAGTATTCTTTGAGATTGGTAATTGTCTACAGCATTGCGAGGGTTGTCATAGTCCTGAACTTTGGACAGATGAGGGAGCCCAATGGATCACTGTAGATGACCTAAAGAAATACATTAAGTCTCAAAGAGGTATCACCGCAGTTGTATTCATGGGCGGTACGACAAACTATGGTATTGACCCTGAAGAGTTCCTTGAGAAAATCGTAAAGCCTATCTCTAAGGACTATCCAGTAGGACTTTATCATGGTTGTATTGACTTCCCTTATAGCCGTGAGGACTTAACATGGCTAAAAGTAGGAAGATACATTGAATGTCAAGGAGGCTTAGCAAGCCCTACGACAAATCAAAAAATGTTTTACAAATTGCCTAATGGCGAATGGACAAATATTACATCATTTTTCACTAAGGAGACTAATGGCTAAACAACTTTTAAATAAACTGACAGACGACCAAATTCAAACAAAGGTCAACTTTATTCAAAACTACATGAGCTCTTTCAATACAGCTGACGGCTCTATTGTCGACCCTAACAGTAATGTCGATGGTAAAAACATCGGTATCCTTGAAAGTGAGCTATACAAGTTCGAGACAATTCAAATCAATCGAGCAATGGTAGAGGATAAGTTGACTAAAATGTTCGGTAGTGAGTACGCTCACCAATACGAACAAGACATCAAGAACCATCTTATCTACATTCACGATGAGACTTCTTTACGACCATACTGTGCAAGTATTAATATGTTCCCTTATTTATTCGAGGGCACTAAACCACTAGGCGGTACATCGACAGCTCCTACAAATCTACAGTCATTCTGTGGTAGCTTCGTAAATCTTGTCTATCAAGTAGCCAGTGGCTTCGCTGGTGCTATTGCTACAGTCGAGTTCTTAATGTACTTCGACCACTTTGCACGAAAGACATACGGAGACAACTACTTAGAGACAAATGCTAAAGAGGTTGCTCAAGAACTACAAGGTGTAGTCTATGCAATCAATCAGCCAGCCAGTGCACGAGGCAATCAAAGTGTATTCTGGAATATCTCAGTATTCGATAAGTACTACTTCGAGAGTGTGTTTGGAGCATTTACGTTCCCTGATGGCGACAAAGCGAACTACACGAGCATTGCTAAACTACAGGACTTCTTTATGAACTGGTTTAGAGAAGAACGAGAGAAAGAACTATTGACGTATCCAGTACTCACCAGTGCAGTACTTGTCGACAAAGAAACAGGCAAGCCTAAAGATGATGAGTTCGCCCATATGTTAGCTAAACACATGAGCAAAGGTTTATCATTCTTTGTCTACCAAAGCGAAAGTGCAGACAGCTTAGCAAGTTGTTGTCGACTACGCAATGAGCTTGCAGACAATACCTTTAGTTACACTTTAGGTGCAGGCGGTGTATCCACTGGCAGTGTACAGGTTATCACTATCAATATGAACCGCTTCCTACAGAAGCACCATAGAGGTGTATACGCATTCCCTGATTTAATCAAGCGAGTACAAAAGTATCTTATGGCTCATCGAGCAGTCATTGAGGACTACCTAAAGGCAGGCTTATTGCCAGCTTATAGTGCAGGCTTTATCAGCTTAGACAAACAATTCTGTACTATTGGTATCAATGGTATGCTTGAGGGCATGGAGTTTTTACGAGTAGACCCAGTGAAAGATCCTGACTTGTACATCAAGACAGTTAGTGGCTTCTTAAACCAAATCTACACGCTAAACAAAGAAGCCTATAAGGACTACAAAGTTCGCTTTAATACTGAGTTCGTCCCAGCGGAAAACTTAGGTGTTAAAAATGCTAAGTGGGACAAAGAGGACGGCATTAAGACAAAGCGAGACTGCTATAATTCCTACTTCTACCCTGTAGAGAATACGGACATGACTATCCTTGACCGACTAAAACTACACGGCAAAGACATGGTTAAGTATCTTGATGGTGGCTCAGCTTGTCATCTTAATATCGCTCAGTTATTGACTGAAGAGCAAGCCTACAAACTCTTATGCTTAGCTGGTGAGTATGGCTGTAATTACTGGACATTTAATTGTCTTGTAACCATCTGTGATAACTGCGGTTTTATTAATGTAAACACTGAAGATCATTGCATTAAGTGCGGTGAGAAAGAAAAGATTGATTATGGCACACGAGTAATTGGCTACTTAAGACGAGTTAGTAACTACTCAGAGGGCAGACGTAAAGAACACGCTTTACGGAATTACATGAAGAAATAGAAAGGAGACTGTACACCATGCTATTAAAAATCTTATTTAAACTAGAAGCTATATCTATTGAGTTCCAAGCGTGGCTACGTTTGAAACAAAAGCAACAAATTGAAAAACTAATTGAGGAGAACGAGAGCGACATAGCGGAGTTGAAAACACAAAACAGCTACCTTAAAGGGCTCTTAAAGAACTATGCTGGTATTTGATATTGAAACAAACGGACTTCTTGACACTGTAACCAAAGTGCACTGTATGGTAGTCTACGACACTGAAACAGAAGAGTACTTTGAGTATAGACCTAATGAGATTGAGCAAGGTGTACAGAAACTTTTACAAGCCGACAAAATATGCGGACACAATGTTATAGCGTTTGACGTTCCATGCTTAGAGAAGCTCTATGGAGTTAAATTTGAGCATGAAAAGGTAATAGACACGCTAATACTAGCACGACTTGTCTACTCAAACATTAAAGATGTAGACATCGGACTAATGAGAAAAGGAGTACTACCTAAGAAACTCTATGGACGCTATAGTTTACAAGCCTTTGGTTATCGCTTAGGAGAACTCAAAGGTACCTACAGCGAGGACAATGAGGACGCATGGGCTTGCTTTAATGAGGAAATGTTAGCCTACAACAAGCAGGACGTAGTAGTTACCTATAAGCTATACAACAAACTTGTCGATAAGGGTTTTACAGAACACGCTTCTATGATTGAACACAAAGCTCAATGGTTAATGCAGAAGCAAGAACGAAATGGCTTCCCATTCGACAAACAAAAAGCAATGAAACTTGAGGTAGACTTAAGGAAAGAACTAGAGCGTATCACTACTGAGCTCACTCAATATGTACCACCAATTCCTGACCGCATATTCATTCCTAAGAGAGACAATAAGCGACTAGGGTATAAAGCTGGTGTTCCTGTACAGAAATACAAAGAGTTTAAAATCAATTCACGAGACCAACTCAAGTATATCTTAGGCACTCACTTTGGTTACAAATGGTTAGAAACAATGTTTGAAATCGAGACAGATGAGGACGGAGAGGAAATCAATAGAAAACTAAAGTTAGACGAAGAGAGCCTACAGGAAATCATCAATGATCCTAAGGCAAGCGATGAGGTGCGTCATATTGCTAAGCTCTACAGCACTGCATTTATGTTGTCGAAACGATTAGGACAACTTGCAGATGGCAATCAAGCATGGCTCAAGCTCTTAGGAGATGACAATAGAATACATGGCAAGGTAAACCCTAATGGTGCAGTATCAGGGCGAGCTACTCATAGTAACCCTAATGTAGCTCAGGTACCTGCTATTGACAAACCCTATGGCTATCAATGTCGAGAGCTCTTTATGGCACCTAAGGGCTGGTATGAAGCTGGCATTGACTGCTCAGGTTTAGAATTACGTTGCTTAGCTCATTTCTTAGCACCATTCGACCACGGAGCATATGCACACGAGATACTCAATGGTGATATTCATACAGCTAACCAAATGAACGCAGGGCTTGAGACAAGAAACCAAGCAAAAACATTTATCTATGCGTTCCTCTATGGTGGCGGTAATGCAAAGATTGGTGAGATTGTCGGAGGAACCGAAGAGGACGGCAAGAAACTCAAAGCTAAATTCTTAAAGAATACACCAGCAATCAAGAAGCTATCCAGTAGCATTAAGGATACCTTAGCTCCTTATGATGTATCAGCAAGATGTCGCAGATATAAACGTAAGTGGCTAAAAGGACTTGACGGCAGAAAACTATATGTACGCTCATTGCATAGTGCATTGAACCTATTATTGCAATCAGCAGGGGCTCTAATCTGTAAACGATGGACAACAAGAACAGAAGAGAGACTACAGGCACTGGGGCTTCAACATGACTGGGACGGAGATTATTGTCTCATGGCATGGATCCACGATGAAATTCAAGTAGCTTGTAGAACTCAAGAGATAGCAGAAGTTGTCGTAAGAGAAGCTCAATTAGCAGTGCGAGACGTACAAGAAGAGTTTAAATTTAGAATTCAATTAGATACCGAGGGTAAAATCGGTAAGAACTGGGCGGAGTGTCATTAATGAAATTAAACAAAGAATTACAAGAAGTACTTGCAGTTGTGCTTATTGATGAGCAATTAGGCGACTTAGTAGACGACTGGGGTATTACAAGATATTTACCTACTGAAGAACTCAAAAAGAAAAATGAAGAGTTTTATTTATGCTTAGTGCAATACAAAGAACTACTAAACCAATGGGCTGAAAAGAACTTAGTCAGAGAGGAGACAGATGGCGACAAAGAAAAAGACAAAGCTACTGATTGACGCAGACATGATGATTTATCTAGCGTTGCAAAATACAGAAACTGAACATGACTGGGGAGATGGCTTTTACACTCTTAGTGCGTTCTTCCCTGACGCAACAATGAGCTTTGACAGTCATCTTGCAGAGCTAGTCCCTCTTGTCTTAGAGCACTGGGACATCGAGGGAGAGTACGAGATTATTATGGCTATGACAGATCTCAAGGGTAACTTTAGAAAAGAGCTAAACCCTGAGTACAAAGCCAATCGTAAATCTAAGCGACGTCCTATGATGTTTATTCGTATGCGAGAGTGGGTTAAAGAAAACTTTAATATCATGATGATTGATAATCTTGAAGCTGACGATTGCATAGGAATTAGTGCAGACAAGAACTCAATCATGATTAGTGGAGACAAAGACTTTAGGAGTATTCCTTGTCGCTTCTATGACTTCTTGCGTAATGAGTTTTACGATACGACAAAAGAAGAAGCTCACTACTTTCATATGTATCAGACACTAATTGGAGATACCGCAGATAACTATAAAGGTTGCCCTAAGATTGGTGAGGTAAGAGCTAAGCGTTTACTTGATGAGGACTGCTCATGGGAAGCTGTAGTAAGAGCTTATAAAGCCAATGGCAGTACTGAAGAGGAAGCATTGATGAACGCTAGATTATCATTTATTTTACAAAAAGGTTATTACAATAAGAAAACTAAAGAGGTGAAGCTATGGACACCGTAGTCAAAGAAAATCATTTAAGGAACCCTGAGAGAGACGCAACGGCTTATGTCGAAGCACTAAAGCGTGAAGCAGACGGACACCTTTTGTTATCTCTAGGGAGCCGTGGAGCAGTCTATTCGCACCTCCTTGAACAAAACACCAAGGGGAACATCAGAGCATGGTATGACGCTACAGGTAAACTTGTAGGAGTGCTAATGTTTGACGTAGGTAAACTTTGGTGGACTGATAAGACAGTCGTTATGGAAGAGACAGTATTCTGTATCGACAAAACTTATAGCGGTATTCAAAGAGAAGCTATCAGAGAACTAGAGAGAGTAGCTAGAGGTTATGAGGCAGAGCTTATCATCAGTGGTAATGTTTTGTCTACAGGACGTACAGCTAAGCTAGTCATGAATGGGTATAAGAAAGCTGGCTTTGAGCCTATCTGTACTGATATGGTAAAGGTACTTGCCTATGAGTAACCTAGACAGACCAGTACCAAGAGTTGACGAGATTATTATTGATGAACTCAAGCGAGCCTTTAATACACACTCAATCTTGCGTAGAGAAGATCTTAATGCAGAGCAAAAGATAGCATATATCATGGCTATTGATGAAGTAACTAATGTCTTAAACTCATGGAGACTAGAGCATGAACTCTAATGTACCCACGAGATAGAGGACTTTAATTCTTTAAAAGACGAAAGGAGACTTATGGGAACTATGCTGGCACAGCTTGCAGTAGGGTTGGTACTCAATAAAGTCGCTCAGAAATGGGGGAGTAAAGCTAAGCCAGTCCCTCAAGTAACTGGTAAAGACATTGTACCTGCTACTCAAGCAGAGACACCTGAGTTCGCACAGCTAGGTAGTGAGACACCTAACTATGTACGAAAGAACAGGGAAGCATTAACAATCAAACGAAACACAGACAATGACTATAACCCTATGAATATGTAGAACACGAAAGGAGAACCATGGGAGGACTTAAGAAACTCTTTGGTGGTAGAGAACCTGACATTCCAACACCAGCAGTATCCGCACCTGAGGTACCTGATAGCACAGATCAAAAGTATGCAGAAACTCAAGGCGGTGGCTTGCGTAAACGTAAAGCAAGAGGTAAGAAAGACCTACAAATTACTACTACAGGGCTCAATGCGAATGGCACACGAGGTAATGGGGTGAATGTTTAGATGGCGACAAAGAAGCGTAAATCTACACAGCCTCAAGACCAAGGTATATCCGCTAAGGAGCTCTACACAAAACTAGAGAGTAAACGAGAGCCTTATGTACAGCGAGCTATTAGTTGTGCAAAGCTAACTCTTCCTCATGTATTCCACGACAAGAATGACGATGGCAATACTAAATTCAATACACCTTATCAGTCTATTGGAGCACGAGGAGTAAACAACTTAACAAGCAAATTAGTACTTGCCCTATTTCCACCGAATGAGGGCTTTTTTAAATTGGGTTTGTCAACAGAAATGAAGCGACAACTCATCAACTCATCTCCTGAGGTTTACGAAGAGAAAACACAAGAGATTGAGCAAGCACTCATGAGATACGAACAGGCAAGCCTAAAGTATCTTGAAGAAATTCAATTCAGATCAACAGCTCAGGAAGCAAGCCGACACTTAATCATCACTGGCAATGGAGTAGTATTCCTACCGCCTGACAGAGATGGCACTAAGTTTTATGACTTAAATCATTTTGTCGTACAGCGTGATGGGGTCGACACAGTAGTTACGTTGATAACTAAAGACGTCCTATTGAAACGCACATTGCCTCCTGAAGCATACAATCTAGTCCCTGACAAAAAGGACGATGAAGAAGTCGAAGTGTATACCAAATGCGACTTAGTAGATGACAACTATGAATGTTTTAGCGAAGTCGATGGTGTACTCATTAATGGTAGTGAGCAGTCATATCCTAAAGAGAAATTCCCTTATATTGTCTTAAGAATGACAAAAGGGAGTAACGAGGACTATGGACGCTCAATGGTAGAAGAATACTTAGGTGACTTAACAAGCCTAGAGAAACTATCAAAAGCTCTAGTTACAATGGCTTCTATCAGTGCACGCACATTATACCTAGTGAACCCTAATGGTATCACAAGACCTAAACTTTTACAGGACGCTCAAGAGGGCGACTTTGTAAGTGGTCGAATTGAAGATATTCAAGCACTACAACTTAATAAATATCCTGATATGCAAACGACAAAAGCGACTGCTGACACTATTGAGCAACGCTTATCGTTTGCTTTTCTTTTGTCTAATGTCGTACAGCGGAACGCAGAACGAGTAACAGCAGAAGAAATTAGGACAGTCGCAAGTGAGCTTGAGGACACTCTTAGCGGTGTATATAGCATTTTAACTCAAGAGTTCCAGTTGCCACTTGTAAGACGAGTACTAGCAGTCTTAATGGCTAAAGGCGAACTAGCACAGCTTCCTAATGGCTTTATTGAGCCGACAATCACAACTGGTATGGAAGCCTTAGGTCGAGGACATGATTTTAATAAGTTCATGACTTTCATGAGTGTAGTAGGTCAAATGCCTGACGCTATGGGATACATGAAGATTAATCAATGGCTAGTAGCGATAGCGACAAGTTTAGGTATCGACACTACTGGACTTATTAAGACTGATGAAGAAATTCAACAAGAACAACAGCAAGCTATGGAAGCTCAACAAGAGCAAGCCTTAGTAGAACAGGCTATGTCAAGCACTATGAATGAAAGCGAGGTAACACAATAGGTGGACATTACAGTTAATTCACAGAATAACACTCAGATTGTAGACGCTCAGCCACCACAGGAGCCTACAGTCGACAACCAACAACAACAGGTAAACACTGAGCCAGCTCAACAGCAACAAGTAGAAAACACAAATACAGAGGCAACAGCTACGACACAAGTTGACGCTCAGACAAATACAGTGCAGGAAGCAATGGCTCAGCAAAAGCAGACAACTGAGAAGCTAACTGAGGACTTAGCACAACGCAATGTAGACTTTAAAGCTCTTGAAGAGGAGTACACAAAAAATGGTAATTTGTCGACTGCTTCTTTAGAAGCCCTAGCGAACGCTGGCTACCCTAAGGAAGTTGTAGACGCATACATCAGTGGTGTAGAAGCCACTCAAGAGAAATTCTACAACGCAGTAGTTGGCTTTGCAGGCGGTGAAGATGGATACCGACAAGTAGCTCAATTCGTACAGTCTCAAGGTCAACAAGCAATCGACAACTTTAATAGTGCAATTAATGGAGGCAACTTAGGAGTAATCAATATGGTTATCCAAGGTGTCAAAGCGAATATGCAGGCAGTTAATGGCACAACTAATAGTACTATCTTAGGTCAAACTACAGGCGGTACTACAGCGAACACAAATGCTTTCCAAACGAAGCAACAAATGGTAGAGGCTATCAGTGATCCAAGATACTCTACAGACCCAATCTACCGAAAACAAGTAGAGACAAAAATTATGAACAGTGATTTTACAATGTAAAAAGGAGACAAATTAATTAATGGCTGGAGTAACAAATTATCAACAACAAGGTGCTAAACAAAACACAGGCGATCAATTAGCCTTATTCTTAAAAGTATTCAGTGGTGAGGTTTTAACAGCTTTCACACGAGCTTCTAAAGTAATGAATAACCACATGATTAAAACTATTGACAGCGGTAAGTCTACTTCTTTCCCTGTAATGGGTCGTGGTAAAGCTCATTACTTGCCAGCAGGTTCTAACCTTGATGACTTGCGTGAAGCAATTCCACACAACGAAGTAGTAATCAACATTGACGGCTTATTGACTTCCGATGTATTGATTACAGACATCTTTGAAGCTATGAACCATTACGATGTTCGTGGTGAGTACGCTAAGCAATTAGGCGAAGCATTGGCAATCGCAGCCGATGGTGCTACAGTGGCAGAAATCGCTAAGTTAGTTAAAGCGAACACTGAGAACATTACTGGTTTAGGCAAAGGTATTGTCGTAGAGAAAACCATTACAGGTGGTGCTGGTATTAATTACGAGACTGGTAAAGCGGTAATTGATGGCTTGCTTGAAATGAAAGCTAAATGGACTACTCAATACGTTCCTGAAGAAGAACGCTTTGCATACATCACACCTGAAGTAGAAAGTGCTATCATCACTTCTAAAGACGCTATCAACCGAGACTATGGTGCAGTAGCTTCTATTGTCGATGGTAACATTGATAAACTTTGCGGTTTTAAAATCATTGCTGTACCTCACTTGAAAGCAGGCGGTGCAGACAAAACAGGTATGCTTGGCACAGCTCCTGAGGGTCATGAATTCCCTACAGATTATGCAGGTGCATTAGCTGTTTGTGCACATCGTACAGCAGTAGCAACTGTAAAACTTAAAGACTTGCAATTAGAACACGCACGTCGTCCTGAATTGCAAGCTGACATGATTATTGCTAAGAACGCTGTAGGTCATGGCGGTTTACGTCCTGAAGCAAGCGGTATTATCCTTGCAAAATAATCTTTAACAACTCTATGGGGGTAGTCTTATGGCTATCCCCTTTTTTGTCTAAGGAGAACTTATGATTTTAACACCACTAACCAAACTGGACGCAGTGAATGAAATATGCGGAGCTATGGGTGAGGCTCCTGTAGACACTTTAGAAAACAGTGAGAATGTCGATACAATCAATGCAGTTCGTATGCTTGAAGCTGAAACAAGAGCTATCCAAGTAATGGGCTGGACGTTTAATACCATAGAGAACTATGTCATGACACCTGACGACAATACTAAACGTATCCACTGGGACGACACAATTTTGTCTATTCAATTCAGTGATAAGCGTATTGTTAGAAAGCGTGATGAGTGGCTTTATGATGTAACAAATAATACAGATAGGTTTGTATCACCACTGACAGCTAAAGTAATTCAATATGTACCATTCGAGGAAATGCCTCAGGTATTCCGACAATATATCACAGTGAGGACAGCTCACCATTTTGTCGCACGTTACTTAGGCGATCCTACAATCATGCAAGAGCTACAACAAGAAGAAGCTCAAGCATATATGCAGATGATGGAAGCAGAGATTACCTTAGAGCAATCTAATGTACTCATGAACCCTGCTGTACAAAACTACATGAATAGGGGGTAACTAATGCCACTTATACAACAAACAATAAAGAACCTCATTGCAGGTATATCTCAACAGCCTCCTAAGTTGCGTCATGCAGAGCAACTAGAAGAGCAGATTAATGGCTTCTCTACAGAAGCAGGTGGTTTACAAAAGAGACCTCCTACACAGCACATTAGGAGACTACCAGCACTACCACTGAAAACTAAAGTACACCTCATCAATCGTGATGAAAATGAAAGATATATTGTCGCTTTCACTGGGGATAGTCTTAAGATATTCGACATCAATGGCAATGAGAAAACAGTCAAGATGGAGAATGGAGCAGATACTTATGTAACCTGTAGTGAACCTAACAAGCAACTTAAGGCAATCACAGTAGCAGACCATACATTCATTGTGAACACTACTAAAGTAGTCGAGATGGATAAGACAAATAAAGCTCCTGACGCATGGACTGAGCAAGGAGCACTTGTCGTAGTCCGTCAAGGTCAATATGGCAGAAAGTACACAATACGTCTTAATGGTACTGACTATACCTATGAAACACCTGACGGCGGGGCGGCTAGTCACTCTAAGATGATAGCTACAGACTACATCACAGAGCAACTCTATAGTAAAGTTGCAGGTACTTTTAAGAAACCTTTTAGTACATTAACAGAAGAAGAACTAAAGAAATATGGAATAACAGTACATAGAGAACGTATTAGCGGGAATGATAATGACTGGGAATTTAACACTTATACATACAAAGGGAAACGCTATAGTGAAACAGATACAATTACATTTGAAGGTGCTCAAGGCTTAACAGCTATTAAAGGCTCTAACTGGATACAACTTATAGGTAACTTAAAAAACCTAACAGTATCTGATGGCTTTAATGGTGAAGCCCTTAAGTTATTCACTAATACAACTCCTAGGTTTGAAATATTACCAGCGACAGCTCCGAGTGGGTATACAGTTATTGTCAAAGGCGAGAAAGCCTCAGATGATGACTACTACGTTAAGTATGACATAGATCAAAAGCTATGGACTGAGACAACTAAGCCTAATACTGAGATAAACTATAACAAATCTACAATGCCTTATATCCTCCGAAGAGAAGCAGATGGCACATTCACTTGTACGACTGCTGATTGGAATGAGAGAAAGACTGGTGATGAGGACAGTAACCCTACGCCATCTTTTGTAGGCAATAAGATAAACGACATTTTCTTCTTTAGGAACCGCTTAGGAATTATCTCAGGGGAAGCAGTCAATTTGTCGAGGACATCAGACTTCTTTAACTTTTGGGTAGACAGTGCTACTTCTATTGTAGATACAGATCCTATTGATTTACAAGTATCTCACAATCGAGTAAGCACACTATACAATGCAGTACCATTCAATCAAGACTTATACCTCTTTAGTGCCCAGACACAATTCATTTTGAGAGCTGAGGGAGTACTAAGTCCTAAGACAGCAGTCATCGACCAAGTAACTGAGTTTGACGCTGATACATGGGTTAAGCCTATAGGTGTAGGACGTAACTTATACTTTACAGCTCATAAGACAGACTTTACGACTGTACAGGAATACTTTGCAGTAGCTGATAGTACTACTCAAAAGAACGCTACAGACGTTACAGGACACGTTCCGAACTTCCTAAAGAATAGCATTTATTCTCTTAAGGCTTGTAACAATGAGAACTTATTGATTGCCTTAAGTGATAACCAAAGAGACACAATGTATATCTACAAGTTCCTATTCCTGAATGATAGTAAAGCTCAAGCAAGTTGGAGCTCATGGACATTCGATGGAGAGCTCATAGGTGCTGACTTTATCAATTCTGTTATGTACTTAGTAATTAACCGAGGTGGCAATACATTCCTTGAGAAATTACCAATTAGTTATAATACAAAAGATTTTGTCTCAGAACCATACCGAGTAATGCTTGACAGGAAGTTTAAAACGACATTACATGGTACCTTTGATAAAGACACCAAGGAGATGAGGTATGACGTCAAATCAATCTATGGAGACGCTTATTCTGAGCCTAGAGAGTACACAATAGTACTTAAGAATGGCTCAGTGTATTCAGGAAAAGATACTGTAGTTATACCACACCAAGTAGAACCACTGGAGGACTTTGAGTGTTTCATAGGAGTAGCCTATGAGTTTAAGTTTATCTACAGCACATTCTTTATTAAACAAGCAAGTCAAACAGGTACCGACACGATACCTAACGACAGACTACAGCTACGCTTCCTGCACATCAATTATGACAACACAGGAGAGTTTGAAGTTATTGTAAATGCTACTGGTAAGACACCTAAGCATTATAAAATGACTGCACGTATTGTCGGTACACCAAGTAATCAAGTTGGTATACACCCACTGGAGACTGGAGAGTTCCGAGTTCCACTAATGGGACGCAATACGGACACAGAAGTAACAGTAATCAATACAAGCCCTTTACCAAGTGCATTTAACACAACAGTATGGCAAGGACTTGTAACATATAAATTTAGACAAATATAGAAAGGAGGCGACTTATGGGTACAGCTAATACACAGCTATTAGGAGCTATGAATGCTGGAGGACTAGCGACTACTGGCTCTTTAGGGGGAAATACATCAATCGGAATGGGTATGCAACTATTGAGTGCTTATAACAACTATAGAGCTCAAAGGAGACAAGCAGAGGCTCAAGCAGACCAAATCATTGCTCAGGCTAAAGGAGCCATTAAGACAATGAACTACTCTTTAGGTAACTTTGAGAATGAACGTAGAAATGCCTTTGAAGCTAGTGTAGCTCAATTAGGAGCTATTCGTATGCAGGCAAGAGGACTTGAAGAAAGTGTACAAGCAAGCACTGGAGAATACCAAAGTGGTAAGACAGCCAAGCTATTGGTACGCTCTACGAAAGCTGATGGGCTCCGCACGACAAATCAAGTGAAAGACAATTATATTCGTAAGAGTGATGAAATAGATCAAAATAAAGAGCGTGTATTCCTGAGCACTAGGGAATATTTGTCTCATCTTGAAACACCTCGTATCCCAACTCTAATAGGTGGTATTCTTAGTCAAGCTGGTGCTTTAATGTCGGCTTATAACGACTATAAGAATATGAACGCTAATCGAATTTCTAAGATAGGCAATGGGAGTGGAGTAGGTGGTACCAGTGGCACTCATGTAGAAAGCCTAGTGAGACGATGGGAACCTGACTACACCTTTAGGAATGCTAGTAAAAACCCATGGCGAACCAGTGCTAACGATGGTTTTAGCCTAGCGGACACTCGCAGAGGAGTACTAGGGTACACAGTTAATGATCCTAAAGCAATCAATTATGGTAACCCTAACATTCGTTATGACACTAATAGTGCAAGCTACCAGTACAGTGCTAATGGCTTTGCTACAGCCTTATCAATCAACATGGACTACCCTAAACTCTTAAGTACTTCTTATCGACAACCAATTAGATTTGGTAACCCACGCATAGGGTATAACCAAGACAATAATCAATACATTTTCAATGGAGGACAATTATAGATGGCTAATAACAATACACAAGTGAGTGGTTCCATAGGTACTGCTCAACAGTTTATGCCTAATGCCCCTCAGACATACCAACAGAATTTGTCTAATGTAGCCTCCGTAGGCTCACCAATGGCACGCTTTACGAATGACGCAGACCTATTAGCAACTGGTTTGTCTCAACTAGGAGTAGCGTGGAAGCAGTACACAAATGATGAAGAGGAGCGTAAGGAAAAGATAGCGAAAGCCGTAGCTCCTCAGCTATACACAAGTATGACTGAAGCTCAGAAAGAGGGCTTGACTACACGACAAATCTTAGCGACAAGTGGTAAGTTCAATCTACAGGACAATGAGTACGCAGTGGCGACTATTGACCGCATGAGAGGTACTGAGATGGGGAAACGTATAGAGAGCGACTGGCAAATCTATGACGACCAACATCAGCAACAACCTGATTTACCACGACAATTCAATACATTCGATGAGTTCTATGAAGCACGACTTAAGGACTACATGAGTGAGGAGAACATCGAGAACCAATATGCCTTTCAAGGTGGACTTGAAGAGCAACATATGGCGACTAAGATGGCAGTCTTTGATACCTTTACGAAACGTAAAGAAACTCAACTAAAGCTAGAGCGTGTCAATGGTATTACTGCAATGGTAGGGGACTTCGCACGGAATAACCCTGACATTACTGTAGAAGATGGCACACCATACCTTGAGAGCTTTATCACTAATATTCGTGAGACAGCAACAAGTGATAGTAACCTTGAGTACAAGCTACTAGGCAACGTAGCAGAAGCAATCTCTAAGACTGGTAATGCAGACCTAGTAGAAGCCTTTGGACAAATGGAGTACGACGATAGACGTCGAGTGAAAGACGTAATTGATTTGTCGGACTATAAAGACGGAGCCAATACGGAAGCCGTTAAGATACGCAATGACAGATTTGTCGCACTCAATAAGGATATTGAAGCAATCAAGACTGTAGAGGGACTTGACGAGTACTACAACAAGAAGAAAGAAGAAAGCCCTGAGGACTACCGACTTATTGCTCCTCTATACAACCATGCAGTAGCTAACATCAAGACTGAGCAAGCTAGACAAAAAAAGTTAGCACTCATGAAGCAAGCTAAAGAATTAGCTAGAAGCAATGCTAATGCTACGCTACAGCCAATGTTTGACGCAATGCTTGCAGGTAAAGCCTCATGGAATGGTATGGAGTTCCCAAGAAGTGAAGCTGACCTTAAGGATATGGGTATTGACCCTGATATGTTCATAAGCGGTGCAAGAGAAATGCTTAGACAAAGACTATTAAGCGGTCAGTATGATGGCTTACAGTATGTCTTAGCTAACCCACTTATCGGTAATGCTATGCGAACCTCTATGAAAGACCAAATGGACGTAGCCTTAGCTTCTATGGATCAAAGTGGTAATATGCCTGAGATTGTCGGAATTGCTTTGTCGCTCTATAGGGCACGACCAAATATGATACATCAACTCTTAGACCCTAAATGGGCTGGACGTATCCAAGCTCTAGGAAGTCTACAGGACAGCATGGGACAAGATGAGGGAACTAAAATATTCGCTATGGGTATGCAAGCTCTACGAGACCCTGATACAGCAGACAAGGTTAAGACGGCTATCAATGCAATTCCTATGGGAAGCTCAAAAACATTAAACATAAGAACTGGTGCATGGGGTTATTTTGATATACCTGAAAGCACACCTACAGGCTTATTAGGAGCTATTAGAGACCAAGCAGAGATACTTAAGGCAACTGGAAGATTTACAGCTGACCAAGCTATGGAGAAAGCTAAAAGCAATCTAATACACTCTTTTGTCAACTATGATGGAGTACTTTTACCACGCTCTATCCTTAACACAACTGGTGTAGAAAGTGAAGCATTCGCTAGTGAGGGTGTACGACACGTATTAGATGAGCTGAAGAGTAAACAAGGTGATGGCTCATGGATAAGCTATGATCCAGACCAAGATGTAATTTATGTACGACGAGCAGGCTCTATGGAGGGCTTAGCGTATTATCCATGGGATATTGGCAATAGAGCTTATCACTATCTAAGCGACACTACAGCAGAAGAACGTAAAGGTGAAGATACAGAGCATACAGTAGTATATGGCAATAATGTTATTAATACAGATTTGTCAGGTAGCTCATTGAACCAAGGCAAGAGTAAACTACGAGCATTCTTTGGTTTAGATTAGAAAGGAGGTAACATATGGAGATAAACCCTAAAATACTTGAAGTAGCTGACATATATCAACGTAAATATGGTACTTCAGACTACTTCAAGAAGCTACAAATAGCACAAATGGTACATGAAAGTGCCAATGGTGAGTCCGCCTTAGCCGTTGAGGATAATAACTTTGGTGGGCTTACTGGATACCATAAGGGAGCAGGACTACAGCCTGAAGAAGATGGTACAGCTGTTTATGGACACTTTGATAGTAATGAAGAGTACGCTACATATCTACATGATGGCTTCTTCGCGCACTATCCTGAAATTCATAATGCTACCTCAGCAGGTGAATACGCAACTATCTTGTATGACAATGGTTACTTTAGAGATAACAACAAAACTAGAGAACAAGATATAGACGACTATGGTACTGACATGGCTAACATTGCAGGAGAAACATATGTCGCAGGAGCTAAAGTAGGCAGGCACTATGCTGGCTTCGGAGGACTAGAGAAAGGTGTGGGACCACGAGTATACGACTTCTCAGATGATGTCTTTGAGCCACTAGCCGACACAAACACAGGTGGCTTCTGGAAACAAGCTAAAGATAGCTTCTTGAATGAGTGGTATAACAATGGTACAGTCGCATTGCTTCGCACAGGATACAATATGGCGGAAGCCAATGGGTTTAAACCAGCAGACAAAAACTGGACACCTAATGAAAACGACCTAAAGGCAATCGACAAGTACTTCCCTAATGATCTTGAGACAAGACATTTCTTACTTGCAAATGCTAAGTCTCAAGCTCAACTAGGGGCTCTTATCCAGCAAAAACGAGATGACTTTGCTAGACAAGCACGAGTAGAGAAAGCTGGATACGGCTTAAAGAGTATCGGTGGTATTTTAGGTACAGTGGCAGACCCTCTTAACTTTATACCAGCAGTAGGTCAAGAAGCACTCATCGGTAAAATGATAGCACGCTTAGGCACACGAACACTAGCCAACCTAGGAGCTAATAAAGTATTCCAAATGGCTGAGCTAGGGTTAGCCAACGGCTTAATCAATATGGGAGACCAATATGTCGCTCAACAGTATGGTGGTTACACTCCTGACTACTCTACAGCATTTCTATTCGGTGCTGGTATGGGGGCAGGAGCACGTTACTTCCATTCCATAGGAGGAGAACATAAGACAGCTGTAGGTGCTACACCAGCAATGGATAGATTAGGACGACAAATAGAAGCTGAGACAGAACAAGCACTCATGCAGGCTTCTGACTTAGCAGTACCTAAAGCACCTACTAAAGTTGCAGATGAGATTGTCTTACCTAAGATCAGTGAAGCTGACTTCGTGAAAGACAAAGGCTACACCAATAAAGGTGAATGGGCTGAGCACTTATTGCACCATAAGACAAGTAATGAGTGGAAAGAAGCTAGAGACTTCTACGGAATGTCTAACAGCGAACTCAAGTCTAAACTTAAGGACTATGCAAGTCTTAAGGACTACTATGGACGACTAGAGAAAACTTACGACTACACATCAAGACCTTACATTACTAAGCATAATGATGGCTCAGTATCAGTCAATGATGTAGATTTGTCGAATACATCAGTTATCGCTAATGCAGTAAATGCAGAAGATAACAATTTCTATATACCACTAGCAGATGATGAAGAAATACCATTTATGGACGAGGGCTTTGTCTCACACGTTCCTGAGCTTCCTGAGAGCTCTATAGACGTAGGACTTAAGCCTGACGATGAAATACCCTTAGAAGCAACTGGACACTCAGATAAGCCTGCACAGGCACTAATTAAGACTGAAATTAAGCCTGAGGACGATTACTTATATATGGGACAAGGCGGAGTATCCAGCCCTGAAAAAGTAATGATGGAAACTCAAGGAGCTCTAGGTAACAAAGGAACAATCAAACAAAAGGCAGAACTTAACAAAATCCTTGGTACAATTTACGGACATCTAGCGAATAGCCCATCAGATACCATGAGACACTTCGCTAAGACAATGTTACTTGACCCTAGAGACCGCATGAATAACATCGGTATTCCTATAGAACTTGCTAAGAAAGTCGTACAGAAAGACTACAAAATCAAGATGGCAGTCTTTGAGGACGACTTTAGGAAGTGGTACTTTGAGCGTCCTAGACGTCAATGGTTTACACCTAAGCACGCTAAAGAGGAATTTAATGAGGTAGTCAGCAAGGCTTACCATGAAAAGTACAGAGATGGAAAAGACATATCTCACTATGGAGAAACCATCAATAATGCTGTAGAGCACGTTAAAGACTTCCGTGAGTGGGACTTAAAGAACCTTAAGCAGTCAGGACTTGTCAGTGAGGACTTCGATGGAAGCCCTGAGCTCTACAGACGAGTATCTAAAGACAAATTAGCTTTATTGTCGGAGAAATTCGTTAATGAAGAAGCTAAGAGAAATTTCTTAGTGCACTACATTGAGAGAGCTGTAGACAGAGAAAGACTAGACGAGGGAATTGACTTAAGAACTGAAGCAGAAGCCTACGCAGATCACATTATGAGAGCTGGACAACATCACTTTGACGATGGCGAAATGAAAGACGTTAAGGGCGACAAAAGGCTTGCTTACTTTAAGCGTCGTTTACCAATGAACACTGGCTTGACAGTTCCACTTAAGTTAAGCGGTGGTACTACTGAGAAAGCACTTAATGACCTCTTTAGTTTTGATACAGACCTAAGGGATACTAATATCATGAACCATATGAATTATGTCTCTAACCGCTCAAGTGGTGCAATAGCAATCAAGCAGGTAACTGGAGTAGATGATGTCGGAGCACTAGCACATCGTTTTGATACAAAAATCAAGAACGAACTAGAGCAAGCCGTACAGCTAGGATATGTTAGCGACAAAGAGGCACAGTTAAGCTATGAGGACTTCCATAGAGCATTCCATCATATCACTGGTGCACGCATATTCGAGGACGTTATTCCTAAACCTGAGCAAGCTATGGACAGACTACAGAAAGTCTTATTGGACGCTTCCTATGCAATGAATGGTATGAACTTTGGTTTGTCGGCACTTGCAGAACACGCAGGGGCTGTATCTAAAGTAGGGGCTAGAGCTTTCACTCATTTCATTCCACGCTTACATGATTTTATTCACGACTTGAAGCACTCTAAGTTTGTTACAGCTAAGCAGTTAGCAGACTTTAGAAAGATGGAGATAGGTACTTATATGTCGGAAAGCAACTGGTTTGATCCTATAGTAACCGACAGAAATTACTTAGAGAATAACATTGCAGGCTTGCATATGGAGGCTCTAGGAGCTACACATGATGGCATAAGTGTAGGAGCAAGATTGACTTCTACCTTGTCTCAAGTACAGCAAATCACTAATCATAGTATTCAATCAATTAAGGCTGACTTAGTACCTGATATGATTGACTGGGCTAATGATGAGTTCTCAAGCACTTTCAGAAAGAACCTCTTTAGTGAGCGAGCATTTAAGCGTGTAGGTATCGACAATATACCTGAGTTTAAAGCTACAGTAAAACACTATTTGTCGGACTTAGACCATAACGATCCTACAGCTCTACGCAAGAGCCTAAGAGAATGGCAAAAGAATGACAATATGAGTTATATCAAGTTCCATGCATTCCTTGATAAGCACTCTATGGACGCAATCTTACAGCCTCACTTTAGTGCAGGTAATACAAGATTGACTGGACACATCTTACCAATTCTTATGCAATTTAAAGCCTTTTCACGAATGGCACTCAATAGCCACTTAATGCGAGCCATGGAGCATTGGCAAAGAGAGGACACTATCCAAACACTTGCTACCATTCTTTCAGGCGGTATGCTATGGGCTATCCGTATGAGAGCTAAAGCAGAGTATATGTATGGTAATGATGAAAAGCGTAAACAAAAGTTCCTAGACAAAACCTTTACAGCTGACAATATCATCACTGCTGGTTTGACAAGAAGCTCTATTTTGTCTCCTCTATCCTTTGAAGATGACGCACGTTCACTTATCTTCGGACGAGGGAGTACTGCTAGAACTACTGTAGACCGCCCTGAGTGGACTGAAGATGGGCAGTTGATTGATAGTATAGCTGACAGAGCTAAGCAATTCGCAGTACTAGGGAGTGCTATAAGATTATTCAATGGTGCACGCACTGGCTTAGAAGCTATTGGAGCACTTGAAAATAATCAAAAGAATGGTAAAGGACAAAATGCTTTGACTGCTGTTTATCCTCTTGACCGCTACTTGCCTATCCAAATATTCCTTACAGGTATGGCTGATATGGCTCATAAGGAGCAACAAGACTTTAAACGAGTTGAAGAGGAGAACGCTAGACGTATCACAGTAGCTAAACCTCAAGTACAGCCACAGGCTCAACCTCAACCTAAGCCACAGCCACAAGTACATCAACCATCAATTCAGGAACTTCTTAAAGATCCTAAGAAGCGTAAAGAGTTGACCGATGGGCTCAATGCTGAGAAACCTGAGGCACTTAAAGGACGTAATGCAGATGACTTAAGCGACGATGAGTTAGCTAATTTATACAACGAATATCGACAAATGAAAGGACAATAATACATGATACCACGACTTACCACTAAGACCGTAGTGGGACAGCGTAGCTATAACTTCGGCTTCGACTACCTTGCAAGAGACTTTGTTAAGGTAGAAGTCGATGGGAAGCTATTAGAGTACGATAAGGACTACACAGTGAATGGACGCACAGTGGAATTTGTCGTAACTCCTACAGAGGTAAAACCTTTGTATATCTATAGGGATACTACAACAATTCCTTTAGTTGACTGGAAAGATAGCTCTATTATGCGAGCTGATGACTTAAATCTACAACAAAGGCAAACACAGCATTTGTCAGAAGAACTTGCATTCAGAAGTCAAGAAGCTGTTAAAGCGTATGAATTGATAGTAGACAGTACAGACGAAGTCAAAAGAAATACTGAAGAAGTGCGAGAGAAAACTGATACAGTAATTAATAAGTCGACAGAAGTAGAAAATAAGACACAAGAAGTAACTGTTAATGCAAACAAAACACAACAAAATACATCGACTGTACAAGTACTTACACAATTGAACGATAAATACTATAGTGATACATTAGCTATTAAAAATGATGTATCAGTAAAGGCAGACGAAGTAAAACGTAATACTGATATAGTAGCAGTGCTTAAACGTAAAACTCAGGAACTTTTAGAAGAAAGTCAAAGGTTAGCTGGGCGAGTACAGCAAATGGTAGGTGGAGACTACTATACAAGAACTGAAGTAGACAAAAAAATACAAACAGAAGCTACAGAAGCATTAAATAATTTAGTAGGCACAGCACCACAATCTTTAGACACACTACAGGAATTGGCTACAGCACTAGGAAATGATCCTCATTTTGCTACAACAATAACTAACTTAATTAGTGCTAAGACAACTTTACAACAGGTATATCCTGTAGGCTCTATTTATACTTCTACTGTTAATACAAACCCTAGTATACTTTTTGGTTTTGGTAACTGGGAAGCTATTGAGGGTGGTAGAGTGCTGTTAGCTAGTGGTAATGGTTATAACGCAGGTTCTACAGGTGGTAGCCCTACGCATACCTTGAAAATTGATGAACTACCTAGTCATAATCATGGCGGAAGTGTTACACAAGCAGGGGCACATGGGCATACGGGAATATCTACTGCTAATGGTGCACATACTCATGACGCTTATTACTATCAATACAGCAAAGGGAATGGTTATACCACATCACCCACTATCACAGATATTATAAGCACTTCAGGGAGCTATACTATACCAGTAACTGTAAACAAAGCAGGTGAACATACACATGATATTCAAATTAATAATAATGGTAATCACACACATGGTATACCTAATCAGGGGGACAATAAAGCCCATAATATTATGCAACCTTACCTAGTAGTATATATTTGGAAGCGTACAGAATAGAAAGGAGATAATATTTGTTAATACCAACAGCAGTGCTAGGAGACGCTCTTCTAGCACTTCTTTTAGTTATCATTATTGTATTTGTCGATACGCTTACCAAATGGACAGCTATTGCTATCCGCTATTGTAAAGACAAAGACTATTACCCTACAGTAATGAATTTGTTTAGAGCTGTTTTCTTCCGAGCATGGGAGACTGGCTATTTAGAAAGTAAAAAGTACAAGTGGAATATCATGATTAAATTTGTCTCTTATTCCACAGTTATACTCTTAGCAGTCTTTATTTACCTGCTATTCCCACAATATGAGGTACAAGGCTTCCACATTGGAAAAATTGTAGCTCTTTTGTTGTATGTAGGGGTAATCTTTGCAGAACTCTTTAGTATCGCAGAGAACTTGAAAGAAGCTGGCTATGAGAGAAGCCAATTATTTGACAGAGTACTTGAAGCAGGACTTAGCAGAATTGGAGTGAACTACAGAGTAGATGGCGACAAAATGGCTGAGCTTCCTAAGAAAGTATCTACAGAAATCGAAAGGAGAACTGATGAGAGAAATTAAATTTGAGGAGTTGTCGGACTACACAGTCCCTGCTAGAGGTGCAATCGACAAGATTTACTTGCACTGGACAGCAGGGCATTACGGACAATTCTTTGGGGACTACCACTTGAACATCGACGCTGATGGTAGCCTACACACTGATATGGACAGCTTTATGGACTTGAAAGCTCACACATGGAGACGCAATAGTCGTGCTATTGGTATTTCTATTTGTTGTTGCTATGGAGCCTCTATAGACGCTGATGGCAACATTGATTATGGCTCAGAGCCTCCTACACAAGACCAATTAGACATGATGGCTAAAGTTGTCGCTAAGCTATGCGTAGAAATCGGTATTTACCCTGAGGGGAACGTATGGACACACGCTGAAGTAGCCGACTTCGATGGCTATGGTTTACATGATGACGATCCTGATATGCGATGGGACTTATATGGTTTAGGCTGGCAGATTAGACAGAGAGTGAGGGAGTATATCAATGAGTGGAGTACCGAACAAACACACGATTAAGAACTGGCTAAAGGTAATCATACCACTTGTACTTGTGATTGTCGTAGGCTTCCTAGCCTACCACTTTAACACTCATGAGGTTCCTGAAGAGCCTACATACACACCAAAGGCTCCTATCCATGTAGAACATGAAAGAAAACAGACGACTACCTTTGAGTACTTACCAAAGGCTGTAGATCCTATTACTGGAGTTCGTGAGGATACAGATGTACAATTCACGACTAAACAACAGCCACTTGTAGTCAATGTTAATGGCAAGCGTCATGAGATAGCTACAGACAACGTAAAGGAAGAACATAAGCTAGACAATGGCAAGCTAGTAGTAACTGAAACACATGAAGCAGTACTAGACCTAAGAGTACCTGAACAGCCACGCTTTAAGAAAGGCATTTATGTCGAGACAGACTTTAACAATGATAAGGCAATTACAGCAGGAGCTAGATTGTCGTACCAAACACCAAAGTTTGACGTAGACCTTAAGGCTGACCTTTATAGTCAAAAAGAACATACGAAAAGAACAACACTAACCGCTACTGGTTGGTTCTAACCAATAGCCCTCTATGGATATTCCGTAGGGGGCTTTTTTATATTCCTAAGGAGGCATATTGAGACAAGCACTAATTAAAGGGAGCAAGACAGATGAATGGTACACACCACTGGAAACAGTTAAGACAATGCTTAAAGTATTCCCACCTAAAAGAGGCGACCATATTTGTCTACCATTCGACACAAAAAAAAGCAATTTCTATAAAGTCATAACCAAAGATTATGATCCACAAGCCATCTATGGAATAAACGATTGGCTAACAAAAGATTATGAATACGACTATCTAATCACTAACCCTCCGTACAGCAATAAAGATGAGATTATTGAACGCTGTATCGAGAGCGGTAAACCATGCGTATTAGTGCTACCTATAGAAAGCCTAGGCGGTGTAAAGCGTCATGCACTCTATAAGAAAACTAATATAGCTATCTATGTACCAACTAAACGTATCAAGTTTATTAGTGAAGATGGTGAGGATAGTAAAGCACCTGCACACCACAGCATTGTAATGCTCATCAATGCAAAGCGTACAGAGATTATATTTGAGCATGAATTAGAACACTAAGGAGAACATATGGCGAAAGTAATTAGAACTCAAATGAAAGCTATCAGAGCAAAATGTTTAGATTGTTGCTGTAACGACACTAAAGAAGTAGACAACTGCACTGTAGAAGATTGTCCTTTATGGGACTACAGAATGGGAAAGACACCTAAAGGAGTTGTAAAGGTAAACAAGCTAGACCTTAATGCTACACGAAAGAAAGGAGAATAAATGAATATTAAACCTGAGATTTTAGACCAATTAGCAGAGCTTGAAGTAGACGCACTACTTGAGGGCTTGCAAGACCCTGAAACAAGACTTAACCCATCATTCCTAGAGAAAGTCCGTAGGTTCTTACGAGACAATAAATTGGAGACCACTCCTGAACTTGCTATTGAAGTAAAGAGAGAGACACATGAAATTCCAGTGTTTGACCCTCCGACACTCATGGACGAGCACTATGGTGATCACTAATGGAGTGGACTGAAGAACAGATAGCTAAGGCTAAAGAGGACTTTAGGGTATTCATATACATGGTATGGAAGATGATTAGTCTACCTGATCCTACACCCATACAATACGACATAGCTCATACATTGCAGAACTTACCTAATGACCGCTTTATCATTGAGGGGTTCCGTGGTGTAGCTAAGTCATTTATCACTTGTGCATATGCTGTATGGACACTATGGAGAGACCCTCAGAAGAAAGTAGAGATTGTCTCCGCCTCTAAAGACCGAGCAGACGCTAACGCTATCTTTATCAAACGTATTATCTATACACTACCATTCCTAGCTCATCTAAAGGCTAGACCAGACCAACGAGATCAACAGAACTTATTTGATGTCGGTCCTGCTGTTCCTGATATTTCTCCTAGTATTAAGTCAGTAGGTATTTCAGGACAGTTGACAGGTAGCCGTGCAGACTTATTGATTGCCGATGACGTTGAAGTAGCTAACAATAGTGGCACTCAGACACAACGAGACAAGCTCAATGAAGCTGTTAAGGAGTTTGACGCTATCATTAAACCTAAGGGACAAATCGTATATCTAGGTACTCCTCAGAACGAAATGAGCTTATACAATGAGTTGCAACAGCGTGGTTATCGTTGTCGCATATGGACTGTATTGTATCCTGAGAACTTATCTGAAAGAGAGTTCTATGGAGACCGCTTAGCAAAGATTATAGCTGACAAATACGACAATAACCCTGAGCTCTACGCTGGGAAGCCTACAGATCCTAGACGATTTGATGAGGAAGAAATTTATAAGCGTAGATTGTCTTATGGTAAAGCTGGCTTTGCACTACAGTTTATGCTTAACACTAACCTAAGCGACCAAGAGAAGTACCCATTGAAAGTACAGGACTTAATGATTGCTAACTTGTCGCTTGATGAAGCTAATCTCAAGTGGTACTGGAGCAATGACCGACAACTCCGCATTAATGATTTACCTTGCGTAGCACTTAAGGGCGACTACTTTTATGAGCCTCAGGGACGCTCTAATGAAGTCTTTGAGTATACAGGTACAGTAATGGCAGTCGACCCATCAGGTAGAGGTAAAGATGAGACCTCTTATGCAGTCGTTAAGTATCTCAATGGCTACTTATTTGTCTTAGAAGTAGGTGGCACTAGGGAGGGCTATAGTGATAGTACACTCCGACAACTGGCTAATAAAGCAAAAATCTATGGAGTTAATGAGATTGTCGTAGAGGGCAACTTTGGTGATGGTATGTTTTCACAGCTATTTAAACCAGTGCTAAATGACATACACCCTTGTAGCGTTACTGAAGTAAAGAACTATGCTCAGAAAGAGGCTCGTATCATTGATACCCTTGAGCCAGTCATGATGAGACATAAATTGATTATCCATAAGCAGGTTATCATTGATGACTACCAAGTCTATGAGAACGCTCCTGCTTACTCCTTGATTTACCAAATGACACGCTTAAGCAGAGACAGAGGGGCACTGGCTCATGATGACCGCTTAGACGCTTTATGTATGGCAGTAGCATACTGGTTAGCAGTCATGGATAGAGACGAAGAAATTGGTATGCAGGAACAGATAGAAGCTAAACTGGAGCAATGGCTTGATCCTGACAAAGGGGTATTCTACAGAGACGAAACAAACCAAATGCGACCAATGGGACGCTCAGAAGCTAAAAGGATAAGCACCTATAATATACTTAAGAATTACTAACCACTAACCCTAAGGAAGTCAGAACGATTTCTTTAGGGTTTTTGTGGCTATTAAGAGTGTACAGAGGTTTATTTTGTCGCCTAGAGATTGTCTAAGGTATTTATACCTAAGGAGTGACACAAACCTCTACACACGCACAACAAAAATCGCCATAGAGGCTGATGGTTTATTAATAGACAGAAATAAATAAGAGTACTATAGGCACTCTTTAGTCCCTCTATAAGCACTCTTAAGTCCCCCTCTTAAGTACCTCTTATAGCACTCTAAAGTCCTCCTATGTATAACTTATTGTAATACTCTTATGATTATTTCTCAATGTACCCACGAGATAGAAGAGTATCTTCTAGCTCTCTTTAGTTTTAACTAAAGTCTATCTATTAGACAACTTGAGACATCTATGTCAATGGTTTCTCAAGAAAACTAATAGGCTTATTTAGAATTTTAATTTAGTTATTAACTCTTAAGACAGCAATAAGAACTTATAGATTTTTTAGTTTTAACTAACGAAGTTTAGCAAACTAAAGGAACTCTATAAGAATACTATTAGATACTCTTAATTACTTCCGAACCATACACCTTTAATGATATACTTAAGGAGTAGTAAAGTACTCTTTAGGTATTCTAAAGAGGTGAACTTAATGACATATTTAGAATACATTAATGAATGGTTAAAGTATAAAGAAAGTGAGTACTCTTATAGCACCTTAAGAACCTATAGAGCACTCATTAAGAAGCACTTTATACCATTCTTTAGAGACACAAAAGTAGAGGACTTAACACGACTACAGTTACAGCATTTCATCAATACACTAAAGACATCACAAAAGGTCTGTATAGCACTGCTTAAGAGAACCCTAAAGGAGCTCTACTACGATGAGCTAACCCCTAAGGACTTCTCTACACAGCTAAGGAAGCCACCAAAGGCACACGTTACAAGATCTAAACAAGCACTCACAAGAGAGCAAGTAGCCCAGCTATTCGACTACCTGAAGCCTAACTACTGGCACTACTTTATTCGACTACTGTTTAACTCAGGACTACGAATAGGGGAAGCACTAGCTTTACAGTGGTGCGATGTCCTTTGGTACACTAAAGAACACACTTTAGTTCCTCAAAGGGAATACCACCAGTGCTCTTATGTAGTACTAAAGATAACAAAGACATTTGATGAACATATGGGAGCTCTACACGAGCCTAAGACAGCGACAAGTATAAGAGACGTAATAGTTACTGATAGAGACACTATAGAGCTCTTATTTCACCAGTGGTCAGCTGTAGGCTTCCCAAAGAACTCTTATGTAGCCCAATCGAAACGCTGTAGTGATCAACCAGTATCAAGAGTAGCCATAAAGAATATCTTTAAGAAAGCTACAGAGGCACTAGGACTGCCATTTCTCTTAACTCCTCATCATGCTAGACTCAATTACACAAGCCACAGTTTAGCCTCAGGAGTTAGCGAAAAGAACCTACAAGCCCAACTAGGGCACAGCTCAACTAATCTAATTCGTAGTGTGTATGGGAAAGCCATTGGCAATCGTTTAGAGGAACTGATAGAACACAAAAGTATCTATTACTTCCGATAACGATAATATAACTGTAAGAAGCCTAAAGGGAAAAATACTACAAAATTTTATGAGCCCATATATACTATTAAGATTAGAGCCACAGTCCCCCATGCCCCTGCCATGTCGTCGCTTCGCTCACGCTCAGCACTCCGCAGGTTCATTCAGTGTTACTCTCAGTACCTAGCATAGTCTCACTTTGCACGCCCACATTCACATCATGAGTTACCCTAAGTACGTTGGTGGGGCGGTTAAGTTTGAGTATACGAGCACTTACAATTTAGAACATCACGACGTGCAATTTGTACACCACAGAAGCACATTAGCACTCTTTAGTCCGCCTACAGTAGACATAAGTGTACAAATCGCTCAGCAATGCTTGTTGCCCGCCTATGGTTCACTCCGTTAGTTCGACCTATGGTCTCACTGTCGTTCACAGTAGTACCACAATAAGAACACTCACGGACTACCTCAGAAGCTACCACAGCTCACCACTGGAAGCCACAGTACTCTTGTCGAGTACGTCCTGCATTATCACAGGTCTTACGTTCGACACAAATAATAACGACAACAAAGTCATTCCCATGTATAACCACAGCTCACCAATGATTACTTTAGCACACTAAAGTATATCCAATTGTTATCCACAGGAATGACTTGGGTGTGCACAAGCACCTCTATTGATTGAGGGCTTCTTGACGAGCCCTAGCGAGGAGCTTGCACACACCACCGAATGTACGACAACTGTTCGCCTAGTAGCAATCGGTAGTGAGCTCTACAGTGCACACAGTAGTGTTCCGTTTAGGACAGCGAGTACTCAACACTGGCGACAACTAGAAAAGCCAAATGGTGCACAACGTAGTCCTCATGAGGGTACTAACAGCAATGCTCAAGTATAGCTTCAGTGTACACGTTGCACACAGTTGGTACTACTATAGTGCTGTTAAAGAATACATAAAGTAAACCAGTGGTAACACGTCAGACTGACAACTCACCACTTATTTGTCGACGTATCATACATGATCCACATCACGACAACCATAATATTAATTATTGACAAGCAATAAGCAATAAAAAAGAGGCTCTACAGATTTCATAAAGATTTCTGTAAAGCCTCTTTTTGTGTGCTCTTATCGTTGGTTACGCATTATAAAATTTTCAGGACTGACCTTTACTTTGTCGGTACCCTCTTGAGGGATAACAGTAGATTTTGTAGCCACCTCATGCACCATGAACTCACGCAAAGCCTTGGATACATTACCATCAGGGCAAACATTAGCGAAAGCGTCGCGAAGCTCGTGAGGTAGTCTAATAGTAAGAGTACTGTCAGCGTCAAGCGTTGCATAATAATATAATAATTGATAATTCTTTTCCATAATAAGCCACCTTTCAAAATGATACTATATAAGATACCTATAGTATAACATAAGTATAAACAAATTGTAAATACAAAAAGATAAAAGATTTACGAAATGTTTATACATTATGTATTGACACATTGTAATGACATAGTGTATAATGTAATTAAAGATAAGGGCAGAAGCCCTAAAAAATTTAACTATAATGTACATACAAAGTGTACATACAGGAGGTAAACAATGGACACTATTCAAATTACTGTAAATTTCACATTTGACAATCTTTATAGCGTACTCAGTGAAAGAGCTTGTGACACTTTGCGAGTAATTGCAAGCCATCACAAAATCAATAAATTTATGGAACTAGCTAGAGAGCTAGGCTATAGAGAGCTATCTATAAAGGAATGGGAAAGCATTTTAGATAATAATATCACAACTAGAGATAAAGCGGAAGCAGTGAGCAAAGTCTTAACACTATCCGACTTTGAAGCTCTACTATTAACGGAAGAAACAGAGCTTTATTATAACTTAGGTATTCCACTAGATGAAAACTACGAACCATTACCATATGAGGAGGCATAATACAATGATGACATTAAAAGGGACGTTTACATTTGATGACCTAATAGACTTATCAAGAGGTCAAACACAAGAAACACTATTAGAAATTAGAGCAATGGGGCTACAAGATGAATTTGAAGCAGTAGCCGACGAGGTAGGAGATTGGGACGAGCTTTACAGCATGATAAATGGTATGTCTATCCCTGAATTATTAAACCTTGAAGAAGAGGAAGAGGAGGACGAAGAGTAATGTTACTAATGGCGGTTATTGTCTCAGGGGTTTACCTTTGGGCGGTTACAGATGACTTATTTTTTTAACTATCATGTACATACAAAGCGTAATTACAAGTCCCCTCATAAGAGGGGCGAAAGGAGCACACTATGAAACTAGGGCAAGAACTACAGGCATTTATAACGAAGTACGGAAGTGTGATTTTAGACAAAGAGGGCAGTAAATGGGACGTATTCGTAGCCCTTGAGACTGCTGTAAGTAAAATCACAGGTACAGCAATAGAAATAAGACACGATGAAAGCTCATACATACTCTATCAAGATAACAAACAAATAGAATGGGTAGGCGATGGGCTCACACCATACGAACTACATTTATTGTCGGAAGCATTGCAAGGGCTAATAGAAGAGAAAGGCTATAAAGTGCAATTAGTAGAAGCATAAGGAGTAAAAAAAATGAACAATTACATAACAGTAGGACACCTAGAAAGCCAAATTAAAAAAACTCACCCAAAAATTGCCGATGTATTACTAATGAGAATAGTTTTGCGTCTACACAAGGGAGATATAGAACCATTAAGCCTGCTTGAAGCTACAAACATACAAGCAGAGCGGAACGGCTGGGCACCAATTCCAGCATGGTTATATAACGAAGTCGGAAACGAATTAATCTTAAGCCAATACCTAAAAGCAGGCGGAGCGAACCCATATGGATCAGAAGATTTTATCCACCTGTACGCAGATGAGTATGGCGATTGGTACGCAGACATAAGCGAAATAGTAGAAGAGGTATACAGATTTTGAAAAAGAGGGAGCTTGAAGCACTAATAAGAGAATTTAAAATCTCATCTCTAAAGCTAGCAAGAACTATGGAACGACTAAGGGACGCCAAGCAAGCCATAGAAAAGCGAGCACAAGAAAACGATGGGGAAATATCAAAAGATGACGCAGTAAGACATGAGATACTAGCAAGACTTTTTGAACAGTCTTATGAAGAGATTGCGGACGCTATGAACAAATTCCCATAAGACACTAACTAAATACACCTATTGAAACCTTGATTTGTCGATAGGTGTATTTTTTATACCCTTTTTGCACCGCTCAGGGCGGTCAAAACGTATGCAGGCGGTAAGCCAAAGGCAAAAACCGAGGAGGTCAAGAGATATGAACACGAACACAATAGAGCAACAAATAGAGCTAGAAAAGTATTACACAAACCTAGCTCAAGAGGCTTTCAAGAAAAGACTGGAGCAAGCAAGAAACCAAGGGCGGATAACAAGCCAACCCTTAGGCAGTGGCTTGAAAAAGCTCTTTGTCGAAGCCCTAGCGACAAACATAGGAGCATGGATAGATGAGAACACCAAGCCAAAGAGAGGTGTGGGCAAGAAGTATAGAGAGCTTCTAAAGGCAATGCTTGAGGCATTCGGTAAGGAAGCTCTAGTGCTCAATATTTGTGCTACAGTACTTGAAAAGGCTATTAATGAAACCTTAGCGACAGACCATAAGGCTAGTGTATCAAGTTGTGGCTACCAAGTAGGCAACAGTCTATACTACAATGCAAAAACTGAAGCGTACCTAAAGCAAGACGGCACAGGAACTCAAGTAAACAGGATACAAGAGGGCTTAGACAAAAGAACCCTCATGTATCAAAAGACCTCACATATTAAAGGGGTCATGAAGAAAAATAAGTTTGAATGGGTTAAGTGGGAAAAAGGAGTAATAGTAAACCTAGGACTAGACATATTGTATATCCTTATTCAATCTACAGACCTAATAACTACAAGCCAAGCAAATGATAGAACACTATACCTAGAGCCATCTCAAGCTCTATTGGATACATATAGATACAATGCAGAGTTCATCAGTAAATTTATTGTCGACCGCACACCAACGATCGTGAAGCCTAAACCATGGACAGACATGAGCCAAGGCGGTTATTACGGGGTAATGCGGAAGAGACTACATTTTATGCGTATCAGTCATATTGTCGGTAAGACAAAGGTAGTGAAGAGCTACATTAAGAAAATACAGGACGTAGACTTGAGCAAGATATATAGTGCAGTTAATGCAATTCAAGAGACACCTTATCGTATCAACAAAAGTATGTATGAGGTAGTCAATGCAATCTTTGAGCAAGGCGGAGGGATAGCTGGTATAGCAGACTTTGAGCCTCACGCACCTGAGCCAGTAAGAAACACCTTTGAGACAAAGCAAGACTTTGGGAAGCGGTTCCATGAGTGGCTAGAGATTGAAATTGCAAGACGTAGTAAAGCCCTAAGAGCTATGAGACTGTTCAGATACGCTAAGGAGTTTAAAGAGTATGACAAAATATACTTCCCTTGCAACATCGACTTTAGAGGACGTATCTATCCTATACCACTCTTTAACCATCAAGGGGACGACTTTATGAAGTCTTTAATTGAATACGCAGAGCCTGTACCGCTCAAGGATAGCCAAGATATAGAGCTCTTTTACTGGCAAGGAGCAAACCTATGGGGCAACGACAAAGTATCTCATAGCGAGCAAGTGGAATGGGTGAAAGCTCACCACTCTAATATTGTCGACAGTGCAAAGGCACCTTTGGACTACCTATGGTGGACAGACGCAGATGAGCCTTTACAGTTCCTAGCGTGGGCTATGGAATACGTCAAGTCTCTTGAGTACTACCAAGAGCACAAGACATATGAGGGCTATAGTTGCCCTTTAGTCATTGCCTATGATGGTACTTGCTCAGGGCTACAGCACTACTCAGCAATGCTAAGAGATGAAGTAGGCGGAAGTGCAGTGAACCTAATCGACCACGAGAGACCAGCCGACATATATCAACAAGTAGCAGACAAAGTACTTAAGATTGTCGAAAAGGACGCAACAAGCGGAACACTTGATGAAGTCGAAAAGGAAGCAGTAGGAGGCGGACAAAGGGTACACTTCGGAACACGTTCTATGGCTCAAGCATGGTTAGCTCATGGAGTTAATCGTAAAGTAGTCAAACGGAACGTCATGACGCTTGCCTATGGTAGCGGACAATATGGCTTCCAAGAGCAAATCCTTGAGGACACCTGCAAAGGCAACCCACATTTCAAGAGATTTGAAAAGCCTTGTGCAAAGTACATGGCTAAGCTGGTATGGCAAGAGGTGCAGACAACAGTAGTTAGTGCTACAGAGGGCATGAAGTATCTTAAAGCACTAGCTAAAGTGCTCACTAAGCATGGACTACCAGTGAATTGGTGGACACCTTTAGGACTACCAGTACAGCAACAGTATCTAAAGTTAGTGCAAAAGAGCTTCCGTACACGCTTCGGAGATATGGTGCGGTGGCATGGGTACTATCAAGACGTAGCAGATGATGAAGCACTGGACGCTAATGGGCAGAAGAATGGAATAGCACCTAACTTTATCCATAGCCTAGACAGTACTCACTTAATGATGGTAGTCAATGAAGCTGGCTTAAAGAACTATACGACAATTCATGACAGCTTCGGTACATCACTAGGAGAAGCTAGACACATACAAAAAGTTATCCGTGAGCAACTCTATAAGTTATATACAGAGCACTCACCACTTGAAGAGTTTAGACAATATGTACAAGAGATGACTGGAGAGGACTTATCAGATATTGTCGAACCGCCTAAAGGCAATTTAAACCTAAGAAACATACTAAAAAGCACATTTATTTTTCACTAAGAATTAATGTACCCACGAGATAGAGGAAAGCAAAAGTCCTCTTTTTCGTGGCAACAGAGTTAATGAAAGGAGACCACTATGAAAGTAAAGATTGACATGAGAACACTACAGGTAGTCAGCATTGAACTAGATACAGACAATAGAACTGACATGAGCATACTAAATGGGCTAGACAAAGAAACAGGTATAGGAAAATTGATTGGTGAACGATTAGAACAAGGAGTGAAAGTACCATGCTAACAAGAATTGAAGAACTAGAGATCCGAGTAGGTGAACTTGTAAAGGAAAACCATGAGTTACGAGAAGCTGGCGAAAGATTAGCTAAAGAAAACATAGATAAACACTTTGCAATGAAGAAACACGCAGAGTGTAATTATAAGCTAATGAAAGAAATTGAAGCATTACAAAAAGAGGTTAAGGAACTAAAAGAAAATAAATTAGAAAAGAATAAATGGTATAGAGCCTCAGATTTTTATGTCGATGAGCTAAGAGAAAAACTAGGTACAGGAGTTTTAGTAGAGGTAGTAAAACACTCAAACGAAGATAAAGATGAAATGCGACCTGAGTTAAGGGAAACTAAATTTGAAAGAGTGCAGTACATCGCTAAAGATGGGTTTGGAAAAACAGCACTATCGACAGGAAGCGTATTCTACAGAAATTGGTTTAGAGTGATTTAGGAGGACTAATGGCTAAAAACTTTAGAGCACAACAAGTCTACTACAGACGACTACAATTACTATTCTTAATTCAAACCTATTTAACTGGAAACTGGAGATAACATCATGAATACAAATAGCAAACACTACGAAACACTTAACATTCAACCATGGGAAATCATGGAGCGAAACTTTACCAATGAGGAGTTTGTCGCATACCTTAAAGGTAATATAATTAAGTATACTTTGCGAGACAAAGGGCAAGCCTTAACGGACGCAGAGAAAATCAAGCACTACGCAGAAAAACTCATTGAAGTCATCGAAAAGAAAGAGACAGATGAATTCCTTAAAGAGGACGCTGAGCGTATCTATGGGAAACATAAATTTAAAGTAGGCGATCGTGTAAGAGTATTAATTAGTAATAAAACAGGAACAATTATTAGAACCCCTGTAGAAGAATTATGGTTAGAATGTAGTAAAGACTACATTATCGAACTAGATAACAAAGATAGTGGCTGGAAAGCAACTAAAGAACGACACTTAGTCGACAGTGAGAATGCATGGTATGTCAATGAAACTGACATGGTATTACTAAAAGAAGAAGAACCAAAGAAAACCTTAACACCTAACAAGTGGTATGACGCTGAGACTTTTACTGTAGAAGAACTAAAGGAACTACTACCAGTAGGGACTAAGGTATTTGTAATAGAAGAGTATACAACCAACAATAACGACTACAATGAAGAAGAACTAGGTAAAGAAACATGGCTAAGCACTACAGTACAAAGAGTTGACAAGAAACATATGACAGAATTAACACGAGTAGCTATACCAAATGATATTTTCTTTAGACGTTATTTTAGAATTGTAGAGGAGAACTAATGGCACGACCAAAGAAAACACAAGAAACAGAAGCAATCACAATGAATGGTGAGCAAGTGCTCATCGAACTACTTAATGACAACGCAGTAATTCCTGAAGCAAAGACAGAGGGAGCTGGCTGTATGGACATTACAATTCCAACGACAATCTCAGTACCGCCAGTAACAGTACAAACGAAAGCTACAGAAATTCCTTTAGGCTTCAAGGTAGCAATTCCTAAAGGACACACAATGCGTATCCAGTTGCGTTCCAGTGTAGGGCGAGACTATCCAATCAGCTTAGCAAACATTGAGGGTATTGTAGATGAGGACTTTAGAGGCGAAGTAATGCTTTTTGTACGCAACTACAGTAAACATATTGTAATGCTAGAGCAAGGCATGAGAATTGCTCAATGCTGGCTTGAGAAAACAACACCAATGACTTTTGTCGCTGGTGAAGTAGTCGAGGACACTGAACGAGGCACTAAAAGCGGTAGTACAGGTAAGTAATAAATATATTCTAAGGGCACTCTTAATGAGTGCTCTTTTTTTTGTCAAAAGGAGATAATAGATGGCAAAACAAAAACTAGGAAAAGATTTTATGTTAAGTGGTACAGCTTGCTGGGCTCACACAGACAGCCCTGAGACATACGAGGGCAATGAAATTGGTTACTCTATCATGGTAAAGCTTGAGAGCGATGA